TCCTGTTCACTTACGTCTAGCTTCTTAGCAATAGACCTTGCAAGCTCCCTTAAATGAGTAGCTATTGCTGTAAGGTTGTATGGATAATCAGACATCTTCCCCCCTTTTTTTAGCCTCTCTTTTTCTTGCTGCATCAGCAAGTTTTTCACTGTAACCAGCATCTATAATTGCTTGTTTGGTTTTTTCTGGGTAATACATATATTGGTGAAAGTAGTGATCTCCTTTAATGTAGTGTGTACCTTCTTTTAAAACACCTCGTCTTCTGTAATTCAACAAAGTTAAGTTACTTATATGAATCTTTTTTGCTGTTGTCAAACCATTGAACAAACCTTTTTGTGCATAATCTTCACTACTTTTTTCATTTAGATATTTAGAATAATCATTTGGAATATACTCAAAAGGTTTGACATAACCATAAAATTCTTTCATCACTTCATCATTACGTCTTGAATTATAAGAAAGCTTGCCTTTCCAATCACCAGATTGTAATTGAACAAGCAGTTTGTACCTTTTTTGTAAATTAGGGTGAGTAAATTTATATGCACAACGATATTTTTCTGTTCGAAATGTCAATCTGCATTGCAAATAACCTTCAAGTGCAATTTTTAAATATTTAATTTTAAGTTTAATCCACTTATCAATATCAGTTTGTTTCCAAAAATGCCTGTCTATTTTATTATATATTTCAGTATTCATAACTCTAGTTGATTTTGGTATCCAGTTCTTGCTAATCAAAATTCCTAAATATTCCAAAGGATAACCAGTAAGTTTTACTATATCGTGAGCAGTATATTCATCTGCTCCACAATATTCTTCGGGTTTAAAAACAAATTTTTCTGTGGTGTTTAATTGATCTTTAAGAATTTTTCTGATCCACTCCCTGGAACATCCAAACTTGTTTGCTATTGATTGCAATGTATGGCCTTCTTTTCTCATACTTAAGATAAGTTGATTTCTATCTTCTTTTATTTCTTTTGGATAAGGTCTATACATTCTGTGGCTATTCATGTTCAACAATCTCCTTTTCTAAATTTGCTGCCATTAGTGATGCTTCAAACATCTTTTCAATTTGCTCGGCAGTCCTCCATAATGGTTGCTCAAGCATTGGAATTGATTGCTTTAGTAGTAGGCTATGTATAGTCCACTGTTCTCTTGTTAGAGAGATACTAATTCTCAAAGAGTCATTAGTTTTTGTTTCTTTTTGTGCCATGAAAAATAATAATCTGGGATAAAGGTTCAGTGAAGAACCCATAAAAACTATTACAAAAAAAGTTTTTAAGAGTCCATCTAAAGGTTGGCCAAGGATAATAGAGCCAGGAATAATAAAAAATAAAAAGAAGAAAGAGCCTAGAATTAACTAGGCGTGGTTAATAAAGTTTTTAAGAAAGATATACAAGAGAATGACTAAGCATATCCAAACAATTAAAGTAATCATTCTTTCTCCTTAATATCTAGAGCTTTATAAGCCTCTAATAATTCCTTATTAGTTGCCTCCTGAGCAAACCATATACGCTCTATTTCTGCTCGTTTAGCGGCCTTTAATTCCGCTTCGTGGTTGCTTTTGTTTGACATAATTAACCTTTAGATAATTGAATAACACCATCAGGAACACCCCCTGCCTCTCTTACTGGATTGTCTATTTCTGGAATAATAATTCCTAGTCCAGGATCTTCACGCCTAATAAACAATCTTTTTTTGAGAGATCTTCTACGACTTACAAAAGTCTTACATCTTTCAAATAGATCTTCGGGTATGTCAATAGCTTTTGATGCATCATCTTTAAGGTGATACAACATAACGACTCTTGAGCCGCACCAATCAACACCGCTAATTTCGTATTCACTAGCTAGACGATTACTAAAATCTTCTACTAGATCTTCAAGATCTCTTGAGCATACGATACACTGCGGAAAATTCCACTTAGTTTCTTTTTGGTCGTTAGACATAATAAAAATAAATAACTGGGCGGTTAAGGTTCACTTGTTGAGAGAACCCTTTAAAACCTCCGTAGAGGCTTTAAGGGATTGTCTAGGAACAATAGTCAACTATTTTTGAAGCCATCGTATAAATCTCTTCATACTGTCGCTTCATAATTACTCCATAAATACTTTCAGAATGGTTAACTTCATAAATAGAACTTATTTCAGAAGAGCTATCAAAGTAACCCCTAGAAACATCTTCACATAACCATTTAGCTAATCCATAGTTATAAACATTAACCAATGAATCTGAAATAATGTCTATGTGTTCATAGGCTTCATCTTCATTGTTAACGTCATACTGATTTAAAAGATTATCTAATAAAGAGTGAATGATGTCATATCTCCAATCATTAGGAGCTTCATCATTATGCAGTAATTCAATAAATCTTTGGATCTCTTCTTTATTCTCTAGATCATCTTTAAGACAATAGTAAGATTGATTAGAAACTTTATTAAGTTCTCTTTCTCTTCTTTCTAGTGAATTATAAAGAGTCTCTAGGTTCTCTTTGAAAGTTTTTGTTTTAATCATTTTAATTAATTAAGTTTCTGGGATTAGATTCCTCCAGGATAAAATTTTTCCTGGAAAATTTTTAAGGAATCTTTAGAACCTTTTTTAAAAGGCTCTAAGGATTCATTATTAAAAGTCCTTAATCTTGTTTAATACTTCATCTATTGATTTACATTCAATAAATTTATCTGCTTTTGTAATTGTAAAATCTGCAAACTCTTCATTGTCCCAATCCGTTTTAATTGAGTTAGGTAAGCAAATAACAATATCATCTTTGCAGATAGACGCGACAAGATCGTTTCCATAACTTACATCATCCCAATCATTGCCTAGCTTGGACAATAGCTCTTTCATGATTGGCTGATATAACTTAGGGTTGTGGTGTTCGTAAGCCATGCTTAATTATTAAGGTTCTGGGAATAGTACTATAAAAATAATTTCTAGTACTAATTGGATTATTACTATAAGCCCGCTATCGATAAAATAAAAACAGATAAATCTTTACACTTTGTAACAATAGACCCCATATATCCCCCTATCGTGTCCAATTATTGTCCTTTTACTGTCCAAAACACTATAAAAACCCTTAGATCCTAGCTATAGCTTAACTTGCAGTGCTGTCTCTATGACAGTACTACATATAAAAGACTCTATATATAGACTAAATTTGTACAAAAAGTTGTATATATGGGGTAAATCCTAGATTTGTATATATGCGTAAGCCTTTCAAATTTTTGTGGTAAAAACATTTTATAAGACCCTTATAGGACCACCCAGAAGGAAACTACAAGGGTCAATTATAGGGTCTTTATGAGGAGAGAGAACCTATGAGTAAATTATAATGAAGATGCTGATGAAGGTCAAATCTATGATCTATCTATGGATGGATCTTAACGACCCCCCTATAATCCCCCCATGATCTATCTACAAGTGAGCTTTAATAAGATTTACTTATAAAGCCATCATCGGGGGTATTAGAATTTCTTATTTGTCCATGAGACATACCCATAGCAGTTTGAGAGATAGTGTTATTCATAAAAGACCCCCAGTTATCTAGGTGTACTCTAAGCATTTCATCTTTACGAGAGTTAATATTACGGTCTTCATCCTGGTTCATATATTCAGTCCAGTAAGCTACAGCACCAGATAGAGCATCAAGGATGTCATCGTGAACTAAAGAACCTCTATGTCTTGTTATACGAGACATTTGATAGAAGAGTTGAAGTTTTAGTTTTCTTTCTGGAGCTTCATTAGGGTTAGATCTATAGTCTTTTTCTACTACTTTTCTGTCAATTATGAGTCTATGAGAGTTCATTACAGGTTCTAAGGTATCTATGATGCGTAGTTCTTTAGTTTTAGTATTTCTAACGTCTTGTATTTCGCAAGGATGATACCTCATAAGAAAAGGTTTCATCAGTTCTGCAAACATACCACCACCCATGTTTGATTCTACAAGGATTGTATTAACTTTATTAGTCTTGGCTATCTTAGATAAGGTTGTTAAAACTGCGTCACTGTAACCACCGTTAAGACCCCCTGCATCAGGAACGTATAGATTACCATTAAGCATCTTTACAACAGCGTAACCAGTGGCATCTCGACCCTTTCCAGAGGGGTCTACGAACATTACAGAGCCTGTATATTCAATCCAATCACCAAATTGTTGAGCAGGTCGGTAGAAATGATCACCATTAAAGCCTACACAAGGTAATTCTTTGATTACATACTCTGGTGATGATGACCATATGATCTTTTCTGGTGCGTGATCAATGTTAACACTGCTGATAATAAGGTCTGATAGTTTTAGAGGGTATCTATCTTGGTCAGATAGGCTAGTGTCTAGCATAAACTGTAAAGAGAACCCAGAACGGCCATAGGAAGCCTCTCGTTCCATCAGATCTATTGATGAAAACCTATCAGGGTCAACAGGTTCTTTAGGCTTTACAAGCTCTTGTACAAGCTTTTCTGTTAACTTAGGAGCTAATCTGTCTCCATAGTTGTTTTTAAGCTCTGGATAGCGTGCAGTCCAGATACGAGTCGTATATCCACGTTCTTCTAGGGTTAGATATAGAGATTGTTCTGTTTGTGGTGTACCAAGAAAGGTTATCTTGCCGTTTGGTTTGAGGATTGCATCAAATTCTTTTACAGCTTCCGATAATTTATCTCTCATTGGTTGGGTAAAGCTGTTATTTGGTACTTCTACGTCATCTGCTATGACTTCATCTGCACGGCTACCTGCCATTTGTCCTAGAACACCTTGAGATTTTACTGAAGGGGCGTGATCAGCGTGTGCAGGTCCAACATCAAAACTTATCTTACTGTTTCTTTGTGAGTCATCTGGTCGTAATGGAGCAAGTATAGGCATCTCATTGATCAATCTCATAGTGAAAGTAGAGAAGTTATCTGCTCTATCCTTACTTGCAGATACAACTAAGAACTTTAACTGTGGATTCATCCGTAGTTTCCATACAACATAGGTAGATGTAATCCAACTCTTACCTACACCTCTAAAGGCTTGTATGATCTTTCTACGAGGGCCATGTTGCAAATACTCGGCTATGTCTAATTGAACTGGTGTAGGGTCAGGTAGGTTAAGATGTCGCCAAGTTATTATTAGAAAGTATCTAAAATCTTGTAGTTTCTCAGGAAGCGGTTGCATATTGTTCAAGAAAATTTAACTGAAGAGGTGCATCTTCTGTCCATTGCTGGCTCATTGCCAGTGCTACTCCTTCATAGGTACGAGATCTGTTTTT